AGTTCCCGGTGTATATGCCCATGCCGGAAGTTTACTTCCTATAAATTTTTTCCAGCCTTGATTTTGAATTCCTTTTCCAAACATTCCTGCTTGGCCACCATAATACCCTATACCAGCTAATAAAGCTGCTTTCCCGAAAGGACTTTTAAGAACCTTCTTGACTGGTTTAGTGACACCTTTGACGATTTTTCCTAGTGATTTAAATAATCCCATATAAATTCCTTGTAAATGTATGAAAGCAGGTTGAAGGGAAATCCTGAAAATCCCTGTATCTTATAGTA